TTACCACCATTCATCGTTCCATTTGGTACTCTTTCGCCATAGAGAATAATCAACGTATCTACCGTGCTTCTTGTTATGACAGTTAACGCATTTGGTTTCAAGGTTATCTTCTTCGAGTGCAAGCTCTGGATAGTCTTCAATCTCTTTAATATGGTCCACAACCAGCATGATCTTCTTTCTTTTAGCTGATTCGCTGTACTCATTTGTATCAATGGTTACTCTGCCTTGTCGCTTGCATTCCTGGCATTCGTAATTGTCACGTTTCTTTATTTCTTCTCGTAATAGCTTCCAAGCTTTACTGTCATAGAATTTACGCTTTTGTTCTTTCGTTTTATATTCAGCCATCTTCACCATCAAGAGCGTATTTACCTCTTGCTAAGCCATACCCTTTTCTAACAATACCGTTATGGACCTTTTCGAAATGTTCAATATTGTACCTAGTTCCGCCAAGTTCGTTAGTTTGTGTTTCCCATTCAAATAAAAATCTTGTTTTCATAGTAACTTCTTCACCTTTGTAAAAGACTTTAGGTGTTGATGTTTCGTCTTCTAGTTCGATAACGAGTAAGTTTTCTCTATTGCTAGAAGAATCAAAACTATATCGTAATGAATCTATTTGATCTTGATTCACTTTCAAGGATTCATACTCTTCTGATAGTTGCACAATAGTTTCCATTTGTTCAGGACTAATCTTCTTACAATCTTTTATGTTTCTATCTACTATCCTCCGTCTAATAAAGTGCGCCTTGTCACTTATTTTCATCATCTTCATCTCCTTTTTATGTATAACAAAAAAGACACCCTATTCGGATGTCTCATTTTGCTTTTGAATGCGATATAACATTTTCAAATACTCATTATTATCTTCTTGTTGCTCAACAATCTTTCCTAACGCCATCAGCACTGCTCCAAGTACCAAACAACCTACAAAAGTTGATATTGCCGTTATCCACACCTCTGTTAATTGTGGTTTTAAAATAGCAATTTCACTCTCATAAAGGAGAGAATAATCTTTAATATCATTCCAAGTCGCCCAATCAAATGCTGATACAATTCCAATTGATCCTATCGCACCTAATACAATAATAAAGATTCCTAACCTACCAAAAAACTTATTGCTCATTTACATAGCCTCCTCCGTATTCTTATATGGAATTTTACCATTGATTGGTTGGGATTACCATGATAAAAAGACACCTCATCGAGATGTCTTTTCTAATATTCCACATAATAAACCGGAACTATAACACAATTGAATGTTACTCCTGCCGTTGAATCACATATATTTGATGTACCTAGCACAGATACATTAACTGATCTTGGTGACAGACTATCTGATTTCCAACGTAATTGGCAGTCAATTATTATCTATATTTTTCTACACTAACATAATATCACATTTTAGAAGGCCAAAAGTGACATGATAGTGACATGTTATCTCCAGCCGAGAACTTCAACTGTCGCTTGAACCATTTCATCACGCCATCTTAACGCTTGTCTCTTACTTACTGAACATTGATGCGCCACGTACTCCCAATCTTTATTGTTGTCCTTACACCAGTATCGTTCATGTACTAACTCTTTTCTGTCTTTAGGTAAGGCATTGTACACTGTTTCAATCGCGCTTGTAATTTCACGTAAGTAATTAAGCTGCTTATGCTTAGTCAGTCTGATTACTTTATCTGCTGTCGGGTCTGTTGTGTCTCTTACGCTATTCTTACCGGCTACTACCGTTGGATCATCATCACTCTCGTCATATGGATATAGTATCGCTTCTTCAAGCAATTTAATTTCTTGCAGTGTTCGGTAATAATTAAACCACTCTGATTCGATTTTTTTAAATGTTGTTTTCGTCGTTGCTAATTCCTGCAATGTTATGCCTCCCTGGTTATAGGTTTGTATTTTCATCCGTAACTATCCGAAATTTTTTTGATATACTTAAAAATGGACATCTGTAGCAAAATAACTTGATGAGGTGAATAAATGATCAAAAAAGGTCGTGTAAAAGTTATCAAAGAAAAAGATACAGGTTTAAATCAAAGATTTAAAGACACTCAGACAGGAGAAGAAATGACCCGCGGTCAATTCGCAGATGCAATTGAACAAGGCAAATTTAAAGATTACAATGTAATGCATCAAAGAGGAAAGCGAATCCCGCGTTCCAATCCAGGAGTAGATAACTTAGATTAGAGCTCTAGCTACAGGTGTCCGTTAATTCATTCAATCTATTCCACCCTTTTTTTATAGACCTTTATAATTCTAATTTAACTTCTGTGTAGCTTACGTCCTGCTCTAAAAATTGGTAATCTCTCAACCATTCGTACATATGCTCACCTACCTTATTTACAAATAGTTATCATCTTCCTCGTCATCAGTTTCAGAAAAAAGAACTTTAAATGTTTGCTCCATTATCTCTGTTCTTTTTCTAATTTGATCGTTTGTCATCTTTTCATAGTTAGGACGTGGAAGAGTAGAAAACTCTTGGTCTTTTTTAATAAGTGCTTTTCGTTCTGATTCATCATTCATATTTAAGTATCCTTTCTATTGGTGTCCCTAGATGTTGTCCCTAGATCAATTTCATGTGTATACCTTACTGCTTCAAGCGTTTGACTAAATGTCCCTAGATAGGTCTGACCTTCTTTTTATATTTTTAACTTCTTCTTTTTTTACTTATCTTTATTTTTATATAAATATTATCATTTTATCTAGGGACAAAAGAAAAAATATATTAATAATACTATATATATCAAGGGTTTAGGCTGTCCCTAGATGTATTTTTGATCTAGGGACACTTACTTTAATGAAAATATCCAGAACCCTTGTGGCTCTAAGATTAAAGACTGTCCCTAGATGTTTTACTGATTTTCGGACACGTCTAGGGACATTTCAGTTATTGTTGAATAAATATAACCCCTTTTACCATTCCGCCTTACCCTTTGCTTTTCATATCCCTCTTTAGCCAATCGCCTACCAAACTCAGTATTACCAACAGCCTTAAGACCAGATTCTTCACAATAGACCGAATACTGCATATAAGCGTTCTTTGTTACTTTCCCGTCAACGCTATAGTTATCAAGGAAACTGAGTACACTGTCAGACTGAACAAAATACTCTTTTGTTATATCAGACACAGCTTTACATTCAGTCAAATCACCCTGCTCGATAATGCGCCGCATACCTTCAATCGCAAGTTTCAACAAATAAGATTTAGCATTGCCTGTCGATAACTTCGCATCAATCTCCATATCTCTTTCCACTACTCTCGCATCACATGGAATAACACGCATACGCTTCTTGATACCACCGGACTTATCTTTAAATATCGGAATCTCATTACACGTAAAAACAAGCGTAGCCTTATTATTTAATGTGACAGCAGGCGAATAAATCGGTCTAATCATAACGGGATCACCAGAAACTATTGTCTTAAAATTACTAGACTTATCTAAGTAACTCGCGTTAATATCATCAGCCACATTAAGTAGCTTACCGACCAAGCTATAAACAGTCGTGTCATCATCAAATTTATCTAATGGCACATTCGTATGTAAACCATCAGCGAAAGATTGAATCATCTTAATCAGTGTAGATTTTCCGTTATCCCCGCTCTCGCCCCAAAAGAAAAAGGCGCGGTGCGGGAAACCCTTCGTCATCAAAATATGACCAAATACTTCTTCCACAAACTTTCTGAGATCTAATCGATTACAGGTGAACCAGTTAAGGAATTCATCTACATACTTATCGTAAGCATCATCATTATAAGTCGCATCGAGATAAAACGGTGTAAAGCCTGGATCAACTTCAACGATTTCGTTTTCGAATAAGCAATACCCATTGTTTAATTGAACGGGAAGATCATCATCATCTTGAAGTGACGCTTTGATTTTAAACAATTCCTTTAATTCTTTGTGTTGTGACGGCTTAAGTTTAATCAACTGATCAATGGCCCGTAAAAGTAAGTTTTCATCTGATATATAGTGACCATTTTGGTTAAAAAAGAGCTTACCTCTGAAATAATGAATGGACAATTTTTCAACCAAGACTTCACTAGTCATAATCATGTCCTTTTTATTTAAAAATTTGCTTATGTTTTCGTTGACTTCTTTCGCCTGGACACTTTCTAGTAGATTAGATAACTCTTTATCCTTTAGTGGTTCGGCGAAAGTGTACTGATTAATAAATCCTGCTAAGTTACCGAGTTCTTCATCCCAACGTGTATACATTTCCCTTGTCGTGAGCAAGTGGGTGTAAAGATTACTATTTCTTCCTTGTCCGTCGCTTAGGCCAACCAGCTGCTCATTTAACTTATTCGGAAAGAGCGTGAACGGCAACTCAGGTAACTGATCAAAGTTACCGAGAAACTTGCGGTTTTCCATCTTTCGCATCTTTCCGTTTTGCTTAACCACAATTGGCTGCTTGGTTGTATGTTTATAGTCAACAACCATACCCGCGTTGGTTAATTTCTTGACCCAGTTCTTTAGGTACACATGCTTTGGTTTGCGATAATAAAGGTGGAATCCCCTCGTTGTATGGACCTTGAGCGTTGGGTACTGATTAAAGATTACCTCTCCGATTTTTACAGACTCTTTATCATCAAAGTCTACTACTACCGTTTTACTATCTAGTAAGATGGCCGCATCTTTATAATTCGTATGATCGGTACTGAATGTATCAAAATTATGCTTGGGTACTTTTCCGTCCAGTTCAATATATTTAAGCAAAGATGATCACCTCCCATCTATGATGCTGTGGTATTATTACTTCTAAAAAAATCTTTAAAGAGGTTGCCAAGGATGATATTTTCTTTGGCTTGATTTTTCATCAACCGAGGAAGTTTCTTTTATATCTTGCTGTTTTACAAACACGCCGTTAATCATTTCACCTTTCCGATCTTTAATCTCTGAATAAGCGACTTCAGTACAACGCTGAATATCAACACCCAACTGCTTTGATAAGATTGTCAGTACGACATACATGTCACCTATCGAGTCTATCACTAGGTCATAAACACTTTTCACCATACCTTGGCATAGTTCGCCATATTCTTCACCTAACTTTAAAATTTGTTTCGTTGGATCAGCAACGTGTAACTTTTTTTCTATTGCCCAATCTTCAATACGTTCTGTTAACTCATTCATGCTATTCATTATTATCACTCCTGAATTTATTCTGGTTTTTTTTAAGTAATCGCAGCATATTCTTCTAACTTGTAATACCGCTTGTAATCATTCCAATCGTCTAAGTCTAAACCTATCTTTTTAGCATCGTTATAATCTTCATCCGAGTAAGGTTTAGGTAAACTATATCCCATCTTAATTAATTGCATTTGTACAAAGTAGTATCCCTCTTCACCAAAATAGGCAGGATCAACACCAAAGTGCTCGTTAGCTTTTATCATTACTTTTTTAAAATCTTCATCTTTGATATTCATTCCGTCATCTCCTTGTATAGCCTAAAAAATCAAGCAGTTGTTCTTGCGTCTTGTTCGTTGGTATGGCATATCCTGTTGCTTTTTTAATCAACATAGTTATTGCTTCTAGTCTTTCTTTATCCATACCGACCATATAAATTTTGTTGTTAGATTCAAGCAATATAGCTACTTGTGCATTTTCAATATCTAACTCCATTGATTCCATCTCCTTTGCTACCGATATCAATGTCGGTACCTAAAACCACTTATCGCTCGGATGGTCATGATCAACGCCCATCTTCTTGAAATCTACTAACTTTCTAACTAACTGTTCGTAAGTCTTATCCACTACGTCGAAATAATTAAAACGTTCGATTAACTGTCTAATAACCTTCGCTCGTTTCATATCGTTCTGTAAATTTGGCTGCATCTATTTATCTCCGATCGTTTTATTTTCATTACTTAACTCGTCCACACGTTGTAATTCAGTTAATAATACGCGCATATCTTCAACACTCATTCTCCTAGCTTGATAGATTCCATAACTCGCTAACTCTCGGACAAGTTCTTCTCGTTTCTCCATCTCATCACCACATTTGTCACTGTTTGTTTAGCGATACCTAGTTCTTTCGAGATCTCGTGTCTACTCATGCCGCTTTCATGTCTTTCGATTATCTTTTTATTTCTAAGTTCACGTACTCTAGCTTTTGTTTTTAACTGCATGACATGTAATGATTTCGCCCACTCGTTACTTGATACGAGCGCGTCAATTCTATTTGATATCTGTGCTTCATCCCGATTCATTAATTTAGCTATTTCTTTCGGTTTTTTACCGTTGATGTACTTAAAATTGATAATCATTATGTCTTCTTTTTCAGTAAACAGTCGAACTGAATCGATGCAATCATTCATGTTGATCACCGATTTCCTTCGCAGCGTAAAACATTAAAACGGCACTTATAAAGCCGATAGACATCCAAACGTAAAATACTAGATAAAGTGATTCAATCATTTTCTTCATCTCCCTTGGATCTGTCTCATATTAACCATTCAAAACATCCACCCCTCAATTTGTTTAATGTACCAATTGAGGTCTAATTGACGCTTATCCAATCTTTTTAGTTCTTCATTCCAAACAAAACATTTGTCACTGGTGTATGGCACCTTGCTGTATTTGGTTTCTTTGTCGTTTTTGGTTTTATAAACTGTCCCTAAGTATTTATCCTTTGTCGCAAAGATACGATTAACATTTTGTAGTGTATTAAAGTTGCTACTAAAAGAACCTTCCAGTAACGTATCTTCCTTTATTTCTTGTGCCATTCCATCAAATTTCCCTGCCTTGGCCACTAATTGAAAATACTCAAATTGCTTAGCTTTCCATAGATCAACGACCGTCTTATTGATTTTGATACCGTGCATATAATAATTGACTAGAGCACGATCAATAATCGTCAAGCTGTTGCGCTCAAAGTCACCACCTTCATAGCGGCGAAATTGCCCTATTGCTTTGATGCGGCCGTCTTGATACATGATCACATAGTTATTCACATCACGCTGCGCAATCTTTTTAATTAAATCTACATCAAAGGATAAATCATACTGCTTTTCGAATAACTCTAATATCTTCATTATGTTCTTCTCAAAGCCTTTTTCGTACTTGATGATAATTCCATCAGTGTTAGTCTGTATCAACTCACAGTGAGCTTCTAACAAACAGATAAGATGTGTCATGACCAATTGACCGTTAACGACTATACTATTCGCTGCACGTGGATGATAAAGTTTACTGTACTTATTTTTCATTGATCCGTAAGTGGCAGTCAAAACGACTTTATAAGGTATTTCTTTTTTATCCTCAGCCAACTTTAATTCGTCTCTTGTTTGATAAATTCGTTTGAAAATGTCCATGTTGTCCAATAAGTTGTTATTGATAATAAGAGAAGCGTAGTAGCCAGATATATCAATTTGCATATAAAGCCCTTCACCTATATATTTTTCTTTTGCCGCATGCAGACCACCAAAACCATACGTATGATCTAACCCTGCTAGTTTATAAGTAAGACTTTCTTTTTCTAGCGCTTCATACGCCACACCTTTATTGTAGGAAGCTTCAATATCTTCATAAAACTGCACAACATTGACTGGTAATTCCCACTTGCTGATACGCTCATCATCATAAATAATATTTAAACGTTTCTCGTCACTTTTGGGTTTAGCTTTTAATACTTCAGCTGCAAGATTCGCCTGTGTTTTTCTAACAGATGCAGCCGGTAGATTAAACTCTTTTACAATCTGGAATTTAGCTGAAAAGTAGTGTTCACGTTCTTCAAATAATTGCTTTGTTATAAGTACATCGTTTTGACAATAACTAAATGTTAGTTCGATTTCCTTTTGCGTTAGCGAGCGGTTAATTGAAGAATCAACTGGTGTTTCAACTATACTTAAACCTAAATTGGCCTGCGCTTCTTTTAAAGAGAGGCTTTTTAACTCTTGCATAACATCTAACGTGATAGGGTTTTGTAATGATAGATTAAACTTTTTACCACTGATGATTTTTTGAGAGGTTTCATATGGATCTATATCACGTAAAACAGAAGCCACGATCTTATCATCATAGTAATAATTGTTATAACCAACTAAGTAACTTACACTGGACAGGTAATGCGTTAACGCATCCCTGTCATTGTGTATTTTAGTTACGGCCCCTTCATCATCGATAAAAACAACTAACCAATCATGTTTGAACACTTTAAACTTATAAAAGGTAAACATGTGTCATCATCCTAAAACGGCGCTTCTTGCAATGCTTCCCAATTTTGAAAAGTACCTTTTTTATTTGTTTTTAATTCGATCATGCACTGATTACCTACACCGGCCTTTAACGTTTCAACAAGTACTTCTTCATCTTCGAAATCTTCAATGCTTAGATCAACGTCTAAAACAGCTGCTGTCTTCATTGCTCGTTTTAAATTAAGTTGCATCATCTTCTCGTTTGAGAAAAAGATATTACCAAAGTACTTTCTATTTTCATAACCTTCATTTAAAATTTCAAATTCGTGAGACAGCCATTCTGTGCCATTGTCATTTGGCCCTTGCCATTTTACATCGATAAGAATCGCATCATATAAACCATCAGGTAGATTTTCAAAATCGCCACCTACGGCATCTTTCTTTGGATCAAAACCTTGCTCTAAAATCTCTGCCGCCATATCTTTTAAGTTCATCATTTATTTCCCCTTTTTAGTTAAAGTTTTTAGTTAAAATTTTTAGTTATAGTTTATCTTGTTATTCAATTTACTTAGTCAATGGTCTTGGTGGTCTACGCTTTGGTGTATCTTTTTTTGGCTGCTCTTTTTCATCATTATTAGGTTCATCGTTCTTTTCATCTTTCTCTGCTTGTTCAGCCTGTTCACGTTCTTTTTGTTTAACTTTTTGTTCGGCTTCTTGTTGCTTTTCTTGTTGTTCAACAATCGCTTTTGCATCTTTAACAGATGTCTTCTTGCTCTTGTCATAAGCACCAATAACGGTATCTAATAAACTACGAATGGTTTCATCATCGACTTTATCGCGAGTATAATTTTTACGCTTGCTTTCTACTTTTCGGATATAGTTTTTGCCTACTTTGCGACAAAGAATAGTGTAATCTGAATTACCGTTGACAATGTTCATCCATTTCATTTTCAGACTCGGCACCTGTCTCGATACATCGTTCTCTTCAATGGTGATACTGCGAGAAATATAAATGATATTAACTTTCTTTTTCATGCTTAATTCTTTTAGTCGCATAATGAATACGCGGACCATCATCTCGATCATGCTATGGCCTTTACCCCATCCGATATCCCCAACCGATTTCACATTGTGTTCTTCAGTTATTTCTTGTTCAAAGAGCGTGATAATATCATCAATTGTATCGATAACAATCGTTTCAAATGTGTGTTTAGTTCCTTGGAGCTCGTCAATGATATCTGAAATTAACTCACTAGCACTTTTGGTAATTTCACCTTTACTGTTTCTTTGGTGACTAATATTGATTGAGGGTGTTTCAATCATTTCTGCGTTGCCGTCTGTGTTAAGATTCAGAGGATTCGGAAACTCTTCGGAAAAATAAGTTTTGCCATTCATCGTTTCACCAAAAATAACAAAGTTACGTGGCGTTTCTTTCGATACTTTCTTTTTATTTTCTGGTAATAGACCCATAATTAATTTTCCTCCTTGACTTTAAATTCAATATTTTCATTTCTCATAAACGCTTCTAAAGCATCTAGTTGCGACTCAGTACCAATGACTTCATATAGCTCAAAATAGGTTGGTTCGTCCGCTTCTTCAACAACTTTTTCCGTTTCTTTTTGTTTCGCTGCTTTTAATTCTTCAATGCGTTTTTCTTCTTTCTCTTTATCAACCTGTTTTTGAATTTCATCCTGAGCATCATCAAGAATCTGCGTTTTAATTTCTTTTACATCCTTGTGATTAAGTAAGTGAATATAAGCTGCGCTTGTTAAATTCACACCATAACGATTATTTGCAATCTCTACAGTGCTCTCAATGACATCTTTGTCCGCTTCTTCTTTTTCACGCTTCATCACTAAGTGATCGGCAACAGTTTTTAATTCTTCTTCCACAGATTTTAAACTTTTGCTCTTAGCAAGATAGCTATCCTCAATGACTAATTCGTCAGCGATTGTTTTATCTAGACCTGCATCCACAAAACGTTCAATGATTTCTTGTATGTCTTTCCGTTTCTCTTCTTTACGATTGTTCTCAAATACGTCATGCTGCTCAACTAAAGGATTGATCACTTCATCAAATTTTTTGTTTAGTTCTTTGCACTGATTTTCAAACGCTGTCACAGGAGCTGTTAACTGTTTCTTCGTTTTTAACCGGTATTGATCAACGGCCTTTTTTCCTTTACGAAGCTCAGTAATTGTTTTCTTGCATTCTGCAGCATCATCTTCCGTGAATGTTAAACCTTCATATCTTTTTAGGTTTTCTTCAAGTGCTGCTTCTAACTCTTTATAGTTGAACTCAACTTTCGCCGGTTCGAATTGTATGGTTTTCACTTGCAATTCATTCATGCCTTCATCTCCTTTTACTGTCCTTTTATAAAAATCGTGTTCGCTTGCACCAGGATGTGACTTTAGATATTCGCACCCTTCCCAAAACTCTTTGATTGCTGCTAACATGCCTTTGATAAAATCATTATCACGAGGTACCAGTTTGATTTTTAATCTTTCACTATCAAATTCAGCATCAAAATCTTTTGGCCTTTCATACAGCGCCAACCAACCTTCATTACATTCGAACTGATACATATACAATTGCATTTGCGCCTTGTACGCTTCAATTGTGGCTGTCTTACCGTGTGTTTTGATTTCAAGTATTAAGTGATACTGCGCATCATAACCGTCTGTATTGCTTCGCAAATTGTCTTGAATGCGTGTATTCTCTTTAAAGTTAGTGCCGTGCATGAGGTTCACATATTCACGTATTTGTGGCTCCATGATGTTTCCGTATTCGGTATACTCGTTGCCTTTGAATTCAGACTTGACTATGCCTGTTTTTTCAAGGGCCAATTCGTATACACTTTTGTATTTATTCAAGCCGAGAATGGTACTTACATCGGACCCACCGATGTATTTATGCCTGTTTTCTGTTACGTTTGGTCCTGCTTGTGTTGTGATACTCATACACCAAACTCCTTCCTGAACAAATCTTCCGTGAAGTCTTTCTTTTGCTTGAGTCGATCATAGATGTCTTTTTCTATCGTTCCTTTTGTGATGTAGCGATACACCGTCACCTTTTTTTCTTGGCCATTCCGGTAAGCTCGGCCAAGCGCTTGTTCATAATCTTGATAGCTGTACGTTGGTGTATAGAAAACAACTAAATTCGCATATTGAAGTTCAATTCCTGCACTACCTGCCATGTACTGCACAAGTGTTACACTGTTATTTAACGTACTCCAGCTATCCTTTTTTGGTAATTTAGTAGCTTGGCCACTCACTTCGAAAATCGTTTTCTTTAATTTTTTCATTATCTTTTTAAGTTGCTCTTTTTCTTCCTGGTAATAGTAGAAGAAGATAATGTTTTCACTAGTACCTTCCGCTAGCATCTCGGAATACTTTAACTTTTCCGATTGATTGGCATGATATCGCAAACCATGTTGTAATTTGGGTAGCGTATCAAACGCTTCTAGTTCACCATTAATCTCAAGCACACGGTCTTTCTTAAGTTTTTTGTACTCTGGGCTACTCTTAAATTGCACATCTTCAAAAATCAATGGTGGTAAATCTAGTGCCTCATCTTTTGATAGTTTGATAGAAAATGATTCAAAACGTTGTTTTAATTCTTTTTCTTTATTCCAACCAACAATTCGCTCCATCTGCCTCCCGCCGTACATAACAGGTTTACCAGATCGATATAGAGGTTCCTTTATTGCATAATCCCTCTCAAATTGTGTCTTATTCTTCTCATAGCCAAACATGATAAAGTAGTTGATGGTATCTCCCCACCCGTTGCTAGCGGGCGTAGCTGACAGTAAAAGAAAATGCGTACTGTTTAAAGCTAAAAACTTCCCTGCTTTACCACGTTGAGAGGTTGGCATTTTAATATAATGACACTCGTCAAATACGACAAAGTAACCTTTATATTCTTTCCATCGTTTAGCCAACACTCCGTAAGACAACAGATCATAGTCGACTCCTATGCCATGCTTTTGGGACACGAGAGCCATATCGCGGTCCCAACCGCCCTCTTTAATTTTTTGTGGAGGGGCTACAATAAGTAATGGTTCACCTTTTGTATGTCTTAGATAGTGATAGATGGCCATGATTGTTTTCCCTGTACCTGTGTCGGCCGCAATGATGTAATCTTTTTCAATGCTATTTAATAGTTTTTTTTGAAAGTCATACAAGATGGTTTGTTTCAAAATATCGCTTCGTCTCTTCAAGGGATCTACTAACAAAAGCTAATCCACCTGCCTCACTAATTGCATTAATATGATACTTTTGCAATTCACTTATTTTTCCGCCTTCAGGACGTTTTACTTCAATCGCTACAAAGGTGCCTTTCACACAAGCAATGATGTCCGGTGTTCCCGCTTTAGAAAACATGGATCCGTGCGTTTTTATATGCCAGGCACCAATACTATCTAAGTAGCGCTTAATTTGATTCTCAATTCGTTTCTCTGGACCTTGTGCCATAATTAACGGCCACCAAAGATTAATTCGATATCTGACTTCTTGGCCTTTCTAGCATTAAGTTTCTGTGCTTCATCCTCATAATAGTAGTCACTTAACTTTTGTGATGTGATTCTATTTCCTTCGACTAATTCAGCCACACCGACAAGATCAAGTTCTTTTTGCGGGACATCTAAATCATTAGAGAGTGCAGATTTATCAAACTTTGTTGTTCTTGCTAGCTTAACGGTAAGGACATGTGGGACATCCTCTTTATAAGCAATGACATTGCCATGTTTTAAGATATGTTTGATAATCTTTTCAGTCTTAGTATCGATAGTCTCTTTCAATCGTGCACGCTGTGTTTTTAAATCTTCTATTTCTTGATATAAACCATTAATTTCGGATTGCTTTAAATGTGTTTGAACGTTAATATCCATTTCTAAATAATCCCCTTTCATGCTATACTAAGTTTGTGAATTTGTTTTGAGACTCGTGTTGGTAGCGCGAGTCTTATTCATTTCTATAGATGATAAGTGCGTCTACGCCCCATTCATCATGCTGTGCACTGGCACTAAACTTTATATCAATAATTTCAGCATCTTGGTTATTTGCTAACCACTGATTAATCTCATCATCAATATGTTCGCCTGCGATTTGCTTCACTTTTAATCCTGCAGCTAATCCTAATTCCAACGTCTTCACCTCCCCTCAAATTAAAGCCAATCCTTGCGCATTTGAAGCATTTGATCAGTAAGCTCTCGTTCTTTTATTTGATTTAATAAACTTCTTATTACATCTGTCTCAATTTTCTTTTGTTTTAATTTATTAATTTCTTTTAGACAGTGCGTAATTTTCAAGCTGCACAATCGCGCTTCTTCATTCTTTCCTTCCATGGCCAGCTGAATAGCTTGAAGCGAATTACCGTGCACAGCATTGATGAGTTCACTTAATTGGTTATGATCTCGCTTTAGATAATGTTGTTCTATGCTCATTTTGTTCCGCCTTTCTAGCTAATAATTCATAAGCTCGTTTTGTTCTATCGTTTAGAGGCACCACATAACCATCAATGCTATCCCTTACCGTTCCGTCAGCCATAACATGCTTAATTTTAATCATTTATTTCTCCCTCCTTCTTAGGCCCAACGCTCATTTGTAATAGTTTTATATAGTGACCAAATATCAGGGAACGCAATCTTAAATGCTTCGATACGCAAATGGCCACGTCTTGGAATATCAAATGCAGATTCCATATCAGTTAACAATCCATCCAGCCTATCTCCTCTAATCTTTCTATTTTGACAAGCTCTAATCTCAGTAAAGCGCTCTTGTAATGCTTCTAAGTTCCTTTTATCCTCTTCACGCATGCTCATTACTCCACCTTCCGCTTTATTTTTGTGTACAGACCCGCATAAGCTGGCCAGCCGATGTCATCTTTCACTGTCAACAATGTTTCATGATTGTGTTTCTCAAAATGATTACCGTTTAAAACTTCAATGCAGTAGTCACGTGGAATCTCAATTATTGAATCATCTGTTTCTCCTTGTAATTTCAGCGTGTCTGATCCATCAATTACTAAACTGCCTGCTTCAAAACCATCCATTCTGTCTAACAAGTCTTGATAACGATTCATGACGTCATCTCCTTAAATTAGTGAATCAAGATTTTTAGTTGAATAATATACAAATGTTGTTTCAGGTAAGATTTCAATTTCAACTTTTATTGATTTCTCATCCTCGTCGAAATAAACACAAACAACCGCATCTTCCAAAAATAGATAGTACACATCGTTTTTTAAATCTAACTTCTCACCGTGCTTTTCTTTTAATAAAGCTAATATGTTATAGTGCATATGATTAACCTCTTAATCTTTGATTTTTTTTTGATTTTTAATACTTATTTAACTTCCTCCTTCTCTAACTCTTGCAAAACCGTTTCAATCGGTCCGATTTGCTTGGCTGGATTTCTGCGGCCATTCATAATGTCTGACATATACGGTTTGGAAATCCCAATCTTTTCGGCTAACCAATTTTGAGTCTTATCATGTTTAGCTAACGTGACGCGAATTTTAATGATAAAATCTTGAGACATTTAACCACACCCTTTCTATATTTTTATGTAAGCTAATAAAATATGCTAACTTCCATTGACATTTTTACGCAAATGTTTTAAAATCAATTCATAGCTAAATAAGCCTAGAATATACCTATTAAATCAACGTTTCTAAGTTTGGCGACCTCGAAGTGCTTGTTTTTTATTAGGGGTTTTTCTTGTGCTTGTTAGCGTATTAAATTAGCTTACACAAAATATATTAAAACATTTGCGTAATTTTGTAAAGGGTTTTTATGCATTTATTTTAATTATTTTGGGTAGCGTATAGGAGAGTGTTGATATGGCGCTATTTGAGAGATTAAAATATTTGGCTAATAAACAAGGCAAATCAATTAATGATGTAGAAGACGATATGGGTTATTCAAAAAATACTCTTTATCGCTTAAAAAAGACGAACCCTAGCTCAGAAAAATTAAAAGAGATTGCAGATTACTTTAATGTCTCTGCTGATTATTTACTCGGCCGAACAGACCAGGAATATTTAGATGAACCAGAAACAATTGCAGCGCATCATGACAGCTATAACTTTACAAAAGAAGAATTAGAGGAAATTGAAGAGTTTAAACGTTTTGTAGCAATGAGACGTGAAGCTCGAAAATCGAAAGGGGATTAAATATGACCCTGTATGATAATTTGTTAATCGAATGTGACGAAAATGATATTGAAGTGTACGAAATGAAGATGAGCACTAAAGGTTTGTATAGCGATAATGTTATTTGGATTAATAAATCAATAACCGGTATAGCGAAAAGAGGGTGTGTATTAGCCGAAGAGCTAGGGCATCATTATACTTCGGTCGGTAATATACTTAATCAGTCTAAGATGAACAATATAAAACAAGAAAAACGCGCTCGATCCTGGGCCTATGAAAAAGTTATACCTCTAAACAAATTTATAGAAGCACACAAAAATCTAATTTCAAGTAAATTTGAGTTAGCTGAATTCTTATCAGTGACTGAAGATTTTTTAGACGAAGCGCTAGAACGCTATAAAGAGAAGTACGGTTTGTTTGTAGAATTCAAAGGATTTACAATCCGTTTTGAACCACTAGCAGTTTTCGAATGGTTTGAATATAAAAATTTTTAACCCACAAAAGAACAAACGTTCGCAATTGAAAGGAGTTAGAAAATACAATGAATAAAACAGCGATTTATGTGCGTGTGTCGACTCAAGAGCAAGTAATGGAAGGCTACTCAATCGGTGCACAAACAGAGAAACTTAAAAGTTACTGTAGCATAAAAGATTGGACAATTTATGACATCTATACTGACGGTGGGTTCAGTGGATCAAACATGGAACGGCCTGGTTTAACTAAGTTGATTCATGACGTTAGACAAAATAAAATTAATAACGTTTTAGTATACAAACTAGATAGACTGTCACGGTCGCAAAAAGACACGCTGTACTTGATTGAGGATGTCTTTCTAAAACATCACGTTAACTTCGTATCAATTAATGAGAACTTTGACACTTCATCACCATTTGGAAGAGCTATGATTGGCATATTGTCAGTCTTTGCGCAGTTGGAACGCGAACAAATTAAAGAACGATCGCACATGGGGCGAGTGGAGCGGGCGAAAGAAGGATATTTCCACGGCGGTGGGTTTATACCGATTGGATACGACTATGTAGGTGGTGTGTTGATTATCAATGAATACGAAGCGATGCAAGTCCGTAAAGTATTTAAACTTTTCTTAAATGACACACCTATCGATCGCATACAAAAGACAATGAATAGTAAGTATACTTATAAGTCAGGAAACTGGGGGAGTCATAGCGTGGTGCGTAATGTCATCACAAATAACTTGTATATAGGTAAAGTTTCGTTTGGCGGTAAAAGCTATGATGGGAAGCATCAGCCAATTATTGATGAAGAAGTATTTAACGAGGCGAATAAACGTTATGCTGCTAGGAGTAACATAAAAGGTAAGTCCAATCCGTTCAAGTCTAAACACTTGTTGACCGGACTTTTATATTGTGGGAATTGCGGAGCACGATATTTTGCCAAAGGGAACTATAGCGGTCGCGGCGAGAATAAACGCTATTACCCATATTACACCTGCTACTCACGTGCAAAGACTAATAAAAAGCTTGTCGTTGATCCTACTTGTAAAAACACTAGTTTTCCTGTGGTCAAGTTAGAGCCAATTATCATCGAGGAGATTAAGAAATTAGCGTTCGATCCATCACGTATTAATGAAATTAAAGGTCAAGTACCTAAAAAAGAAAACGACCAACCTGTCATCGAGAGCCGGATAGCCGAACTCGATAAACAGATTAGTCGAATGTTAGACCTATACCAAAATAATAACATGCCGTTCGAACAAATAACAGCACGAATTGAACAGCTCAATGATGAAAAAGAATCTCTCACCGATGAGCTGAATAACTTGGATATTAATCAACCCACCATTACAATTGATCAAGCAGCCGAGTTATTGAGTCGTGCGTCAGACATTTTAGATAATGGATCAGTCGATGAGAGAAGAAAGCTTATCCACTCACTCATCGATAGAATAACTATCTACGATACTGATTTTGAAATACAGTGGTCCTTCACTTAG